TCGCTTTCAGAAAAGCATTACGGACCGTATGAAAAGTGGATTCAGGTTGGCTGGGCTTTGAAAAACACAAGCGAGAAGCTGTTTTTGACATGGATTCTTTTCAGTTCAATGAGTGAAAAATTCAGTTATGATAAAATTGGGGAATTATACAGGCAATGGCAGAAATTCAGGACGGGGAAAAGCGAGCTTTCAAAACGCTCAATTATGTTTTGGTCGAAACAAGACAATCCAACAGAATATAAGAAGATATCGGAAGAAACGGTTGACTACTATATTGACCAGACTCTAGTTACGCACGTTGGAAAGACCAAAATCGCGGAAGCATCGGATGTTGATTTGGCAAACGTGTTGTATCACTTGTTCAAGGGGCGCTTTGTGTGTGTCAGCATAAAACACAACGCGTGGTTTGAATTCAAAGATCACCGGTGGTCAGTTTGTGACTCAGGAACATCACTTCGTTGGCTTATTTCAACAGAAATGCTCGGCATTTATTCGGAAAGAAGCATGAAACTGCTGGATAGTTTGAATGAATATGACAGCACTTCAGAACAGTTCAAGAACATTCAGGAACGCTCCAAGCGGATGACGGAGGTTTGCAATCAACTGAAAACAACGTGTGTTAAAAATAATGTGTTGCGTGAAGTGCGCGAGATGTTTTATGATAAGGATTTTCTTGAAAAGATGGATTCGAAACCGCATCTCATGGGATTTACGAATGGTGTCGTGGATTTTAAGGAGAAAATTTTCAGACCAGGTCAGCCGTATGATTTTATTTCGAAAACTACCAATATTGACTTTTTAGAGTCATATAGCGCCGAATGCAAAGAGTATGAAACAACAGAACGCGAAATCATTGAATTCATGGAGAAGCTGTTTCCGTCACCGGAGTTGCGCGTTTACATGTGGGAACATCTTGCGTCGTGTCTCATTGGCGTGAATCGCGACCAGACATTCAATATTTACAACGGTTGCGGAAGCAACGGGAAGTCAAAGCTGGTCGAGTTAATGTCGCATTGTTTCGGAGAATATAAAGGAACGATTCCTATTACTTTGATTACAGAAAAACGAAATAAGATTGGAGGAACTGCGTCTGAAATTGCGCAGTTGAAGGGTGTGCGGTATGCGGTAATGAATGAGCCGTCGAAAGGGGACCGTATCAATGAGGGTCCATTGAAAGAATTGACAGGTGGTGACCCGATTCAAGCGCGTGCATTGTATCAGGAAATGGTTACATTTGTCCCGCAGTTCAAGCTGGTTGTTTGCACGAATGTCATGTTTGATGTCAAGAGTAATGATAATGGCACATGGAGACGTATTTGCAAAGTAGATTTTGAGTCTTTATTTTGCGAGGAACCAAAAAGCGATGACCCTGAAATGCCGTACCAGTTCATGATTGATAAGCGACTGGATGAGAAACTTGAAGGATGGGCGCCGGTATTTATGGCAATGCTGGTTCAAAAGGCATATGAAACAGGAGGAACTGTTGCCACTTGTGAAAAGATCAAGTTGAGCAGCAACAAATACAGAAACAGTCAGGATTATTTGTCCGAGTTTATTCGAGATAAGATTAAAGTATGTCCTGGAATAAATGATAAGACTGGAAAGGCGTTTGATGTGAAACGAGATGAGCTGAACCAGGAGTTCAAGGACTGGTATGTCAACAATTATGACAAGAATGTTCCCAAAATTCAGGAATTGCACGAATATATGGATAAAAAGTTTAAAAAGATTGCCAAAGGTGGTTGGTCGGGATGCAAAGTCATTTATCCAAATGATGAAGAAGATGAGGAATTTGACTAGGGGAACATGGTTCTAGGGGAACGTGGTTCCCCTACGACCCCTCCTTCATACATCATGTAAGGGAACCACCTGGTTCCCCTAGAATCCCTATATTTTGATTATTTATATGTAACTAAAAAAAATGTTTTTTATTTCTTTTTAATTTTATATATCAATGTATTATAAATGTCAATGTTTTCATTTTTCCGGCAACGGTATGCGCCACTGCCCACCGATGTGCCCTCATTCCCCATTCCACTTCCATTTGTCACACAGAGTGGGGTTGATTTAGGGAACAACCCGGTGCAGAATGACGTGTTGAACGAGTTTAAAAAAATCGGACGTCATGATGCATTTATGGATGTGTCGGCTGACCTTGACCGATACATAAACGGCGAAAATTTTGCAACCGTTACTGCACTAATGACGCCCCCTCAAATTGAACAACACTATAATGAATGTTGGGATAGGTTCCAGACCACGCAGTTGGTTCCCGCCATAAACCGCATGGTGCCTCGCGATGCTGCAATTGGAAGGCTATCGCCTCGCCAACGGGCTTGCCCATCCCCTGCCGATTTTCATCGGCAAGGAATAAATGAGCCATTGTCGCATCTTGAATTTTTTGCAACAAATTTGTATACCAAACCTGGTTCATTTTATAATGCAGTCAATCGTTCATTGTTGCAGATGGAACAGAATGAAGTGCGCATAAATGCAAAGGCATATGACGACGATAAAAAAACATTCAATGTGTGGTTTTATTTGTTCCTAAGCGGATTGCAAAAACTCATTGTTCCGGTTCCTGCGTTGTTTTCATCTGCGCCCGGAAATGCTGAAACAGTTCGTTTGTACAGAGGCATGCCGCTGGACAGTGACTTAAGCAATTCTTTATGGGAAAAACCTCAAGTATGGGCAAAAAAAGAGGATGCTTTTGGCAACTTTGTTCCGAATCAAAATGAGGAGGATCACAAGGTAACTTATTACACATCTCTGGGATTCTCAAGTTACACCACAAGTGTTGTCATTGCTTGCCAGTTTTCTCAAATGACTGGATACACACGAAAACTTCCAAACGTGATAGTGTATGAACCAGGCTACGTCGCTGGAGATGACCCCTTTTTGAATCCATCAATACCAGAAAGACTCGCAAATTTGGCACGGACGCAGGGGGCAAAAATCCTCCAACAAGCGATTAACGCATTCATTCTCGCAGCAACAAACTCTGTTCCAGTCATCACAGCAGCAGCCCAGAGAATAGGTGGTGGTGCCCTACGAGCACTACCCCAAGTATTAGCAGCATTACAACAAGCAGCACAAGCAACAGGCACCGCAGCACAAGCGACGTATCAAGCAACCGCAAATAAAATTGTCCTCCAATATTTAAGCGACTACCCAGAAATGCTTGCTCCATTCGTAGCACCACTCGTAGGTTTACCGGGAGCAGGGGCAGGGTTGATTGTTTTGACGGCAGGATTGCTACAGACGTATCTACGAAGAAATGGGAAAATCAGTTTGCCGTCACTGCGCTTTATTTCCGACACCGCTGGAGAAGAAGAATATTTAATGTTTCCTAATCACGAGGTAATGATTTTTTCCAGAGAAGACGGGGTGCTACAATCTGACATCTTGAATGAAAGGTGCATATTAAGTCCTACACGAATCAATTGGATTGGCATTACCGATGCATCAGACTCCGGCTTGCGCGAAGGCATCAAACCAACCAAAACCCGCAGTGGTGGCACCAAGCGCACAAGGTCCAGGCGCGCAAGGGCCAGGCGCGCAAGGGCCAGGCGCACAAGGGTCAGGCGCACAAGGGTTTCTTACATGAATAAAAAAAAATAATAACTTTATTTGTTTTTTATTTTTATTTTTATTTCTTTTTATTTTTTATTATTTTTTATTTGTTTTTATATCATCACATCATATCATCATGTGTCATCATCATCATCAGGGGAACACTTCACTTCACTCGAGATTTCGTTGCAAAGTGTACCATGCCGCCTTTGACTCGGGATCAATTGTCACCCTTTTGTGCGCTTCGTGTTGTTCAGGCGAGTCGTAAAAGTACGTCATGGGGGTGAATCGAGTGCAGTTGACAACTTTCCACAAGTGATTCTCTTCAAATGAACCAACAGTCCACGGGTATTTGACTCCGGTGATTGCATTCACAATCGGCAACCCCATCACGTTGGATGAAAATGGGCCGCGGAAAACATACTCTTCACCCTTTTTGCCCTTGTTGTCCTTGTTGTCCTTGTTGTCCTTGTTGCCCTTGTTGCCCTTGTTGCCCTTGTTGCCCTTGTCCTTGTTGTTGTTGTTCTTGTTGCCGTACATTATTGCGATTGTGATTGGTGTTCTCTTGCTGGTAAACTGATGAATATAAGTATAGATAATAAGTTTTCAATTTATATTTTTTTCATTGTAAAATGGCAAGAAAAAATATAAAAGTTGTATGAATCTATTTTTAAATGAATCTATTTTTAAATGAATCTATTTTTAAATGAATCTATTTTTAATGAATTTGATTTGCGTGTGTTTTTTTTATTTTTTACTCTTGAAATCATTGAATGATTCAAAAAGAGACTTGAAAACAGAAATACTTTCTAAAATCACTTTTGAAATGTGTTCTTGCACTTTCGACAATTCAATTTCGTCTTTGAACGAAACAATAATATAGCTGTCTAGAGCATGAGGGTGCGGTTTTTTGAATCCGCAAAATGAAACAATTCCGTCGGATTTGTTGTAATAGTTGGAAAATATATAATTTTCAATTACTTTTCCAAGAGTGTAATCTTCTCCAATCAAATTGATTCGAAATGAATTTTTCATGGTGGTTAGTTCGTGCGCATATTCAATCGTCGTTGTTGTCGTCGCGTTTGTGTCGCTCTCCGCACCTGCAGCATGTTCAATGTCCGCGAGCAGTTTTTCACATTTTTTAATCATAATGTCGCAAGCTTTTGTCACAAGTTGAACATTTGTATAGACGCCAACGGTTTCGATTATAAAATCAAAGCTATTCGGAACAAATATGCGCGCCGCATCAAGAAGTTCCCAGTTTTTTTTCGCATTTTCAACAACTTCTTCGATAGAAGTGGCAGACAACGACGATTCAAGTCCTTCTCTCATTAATTTTTCTTTTGCCCTCCATTGTTTATCAATTTCTTTGGTATCGGGCGTGCAGTTGTAAGCGCACGTGTGTGCCACATTGTACATTCCATCAAACTTTGCATTTGAAATTTCAAGAGTGCAAGTAAATGCCAGTGCTTCTCCGCTGTTGGAATTGGAAGAAGACAGATTGGGCAAAAGCCTTGCAAATTCAATGTATTCGCCCGAGATTGCATCCGGCGGAAATATTTTACGAACAGTTGCTTCAGGCAAATATTGATACACTACATCATCGTCGGCGTCTCCTGATTTCTTTTCAATTGCTTTCGCTTTTTTTACTTTGAAGTCTTCAGTTGTAACGTATCGAATTGTGTCTGTTTCATTCTTTACGTCGACTTCCACAACATAATTCTTGTATTCATTTGCGAAACCATCAACTGTGTGTAAATGGTGAATTGGTATGCAGCCGAGCCTCTGCTTTAGTATTTCGTTGTGAAGTCTTGTTGTGTTGACGGTAAACTCTGCTCGATTTTCGGAATGAGGAAATGTTCTAAATACGTATTGGTTTACATCTGAGACAATTATTCGTCGCAAAGCGTTGGCAACTGAAACATCGCAATTTTCCAATGTAAATGTGAGTGAAGATTCGTTATTATTATTGTGTTGAGAAATAATTGGTTTTTTGCTTCCGGAGGAGGAGGATGAGGAGCTCATTACAATAAATTCCAAGTTAATAATAATATATATTCTTTATATTAAATCAATTTTTAATAATATGTTATAATTTATAAAATAAATATCAATAAATAACAAATAACAATAAATATCAATAAAAATTTTATAAAATGGTTATGAATGAATAAAATATTTATAATAATTTCAATATAAATAGTTATTGCATTGTTAAATTAAATAGAATATATTCTTTTAAATTCTTGTTTTTGTATTTTGAATTTTGAATTATGAGTAGCATCATTTATTATAGTAATTTTTGTGAAAAATCTAAAAAATTATTACAGGTTCTTTCTAAAAGTGCTTGTAGCAAGGAAATTCATTTTTTGTGTATTGACAAGCGAGAGAAGGCGCAAAATGGAACCACGTATTTAATTTTAGAAAATGGAGAAAAGATTTTGCTTCCTCCGCAAGTGACTCGTGTTCCAGCATTGTTGTTATTGAATCAGGGAAATCAAATTTTATACGGGGACCAGATATTGCAACACCTCTCTCCAAAAGAGACAGAAATAAATCAAATAGCGACAAATAATAATGGTGAACCGGCACCCTTTTCATTGACTAGCGACTTTATGGGACACGGAGTTGCATCAGACACGTACAGTTTTTGGGATCAAAGCAGCGAAGAAATGTTGGCAAAGGGTAATGGCGGCATGCGCCAAATGTACAATTATTCAACGATTGATTATTCAAATACTGGTAAAATAGAAACTCCACCAGATAATTATGCACCAGACAAGGTGGGTCAAGTTTCGTTGGAACAGTTGCAGCAAAATAGGAAAATGTAAATTGATTTTTTTTTATATAAACTTAAATTCAATAGAATTGTTCTGTTCTCTCTGCGAT